GATAAAACAGTACAAAATGTAGTACAATATCTTAAGGATAGTGCGAGACCAGTAAATGGCACAGAAGAAATAGCTCAAGTAGGAACTATATCAGCAAATAACGATTCTTCAATTGGTAATATTATTGCACAAGCAATGGATAAAGTAGGAGAAAATGGAGTCATTACTGTTGAAGAAGGTAAAACTGCAGAAACAGAATTAGAAGTAGTAGAAGGAATGAGATTTGATAGAGGATATTCATCTCCTTATTTTGTTACAAATCCAGAAAAAATGTCTACAGAATTAGAAGATCCGTTTATATTATTGCATGATAAGAAAATAAGTAATATGAAAGATATACTTCCATTACTTGAACAGTCGATGCAAATGGATAAGCCGATGTTAATAATAGCAGAAGATATTGATGGAGAAGCGTTATCAACATTAGTTGTTAATAAAGTTAGAGGAACATTAAAAGTTGCAACAGTAAAGGCACCTGGGTTCGGTGCTAAACGAATGGACCAATTGCATGATATTGCTGTTTTAATTGGAGCAACTGTAATTTCAGAAGATACAGGATTGACATTAGAAGATGCAACTCTAGAACATTTAGGAACAGCAGAAAAGGTTACGATCACTAAAGATAATACTACAATTGTAAATGGATATGGTGATTCTGAATTAGTACAAGAACGTATCAGTCATCTTACATCACAGGTACAATCATGTGAATCTGATTATGAAAAAGAAAAATTACAAGAAAGATTAGCAAAATTATCGGGCGGCGTTGCTGTAATTAGAATAGGCGCCGGATCTGAAATTGAGATGAAAGAGAAAAAAGATAGAGTTGATGATGCACTTTGTGCAACTAAAGCAGCAGTAGAAGAAGGCATTATTCCAGGTGGAGGAACTGTTTTAAGAAGATTTGAATTACTTAAAGGTGATGAAGAGTTATATGAAAATGAAGATCAATTAAATGGTGGTCTTATTGTAATGAAAGCATGTCATGCTCCATTTAATGCTATTATGGAGAATGCTGGATTAAATGCAGAAGTTATTTATAATAAATTAGATGACAAAAATGGATATAATGCAAGAACAGATGAAGTTGTTGATATGATCGAAGCAGGAGTTGTTGATCCAGTTAAAGTGACAAGAGTTGCTATCGAGAAAGCAGCATCGGTTGCTGGAACTATGTTAACTACAGAATGTGTTGTTACAAATATTCCTAAAGATGAACCAACTCAACCTCAAATGCCAATGATGTAATATGAAGAAGCCAGCAACATTATTTGATCATTTAGCTAATATAACTTGGAAAAAGACGCCATGGTCTAAATTATCTGAATCAGATCAAAAATCATTTACTCCATATTTAATCAATCGTTGGTTATCAATGAACCCAAATTATATAGAAATAGTAGATATGTTTCAACAATATACGATAGGTCCATTAGATAAGAAGCATGTTTATCAATTATATTTTGATTTTTTGCCTAAACAAAAATCATTTAATAAGTATATTAAAGGTAAAAAACATGACAAATATAATAAAGATCTTGTTAAACTAATTGCAGATCATTATCAAGTTGCTCGGATTGAAGCAGAAGAATATATTGGGTTGTTAGAAAAGGATAACTTGATTTCAATTATAAAAAAATACGGTAAATCAGAAAAAGAAATAAAAGGGTTATTAAAATGAAAACAATAAAAGATACACCAGGAAGACAAGAAGATACAAGTCCAAGAGCAAAAGTAGTATTCAATCAAATTCAAAATGAAATAAATACTCATGATGATGAAGCAGTTATATATTGTGAAAAAGAATATCCAGAAACTTGTCAAGAGTTTAAGAATATAATGGCTGAACAATATGTTTTATTTTGTAAAAAACAAAAAAATTATGGACCAGGCAATATATCAGTAGGAACTGATTTAAGAACAGATGGTGATGTAAAATTATCATTAACTGGATTATGGTTTAGAATAAATGATAAAATTCAAAGACTAAAACAATTAATTATATTAGGTCATAAGGATAATGTTGGAGAATCTGAATTAGATACATTTCAAGATCTATCAGTTTATGGCATTATTGCTCAAATAGTTTCTGCAAAAAAATGGGGCAAATAATTTGCCTAATTGAAATATTTTTCTTATATTTAATATATGAATAAGTTTTTGAAATACAGTCAACGTGAGCCTCTGCCAAACGAGCGTAAGATTTCATATTCGCAATTTTCTATGTATTCTCAATGTCCTAAACATTGGGAGTTAGCGTATGCAAAAAATCTTCGTACATTTAGTCAAAGTATACATACTATATTTGGAACAGCAATGCATGAAACAATGCAAAATTATCTAACAGTAATGTATGATCAATCTGCAAAAGCAGCAGATGAAATTGATATTAACAAATATCTTAAAGATCAAATGTTTAATCTATACAAAGAAGCTGTTGAAAAAATGGGCGAACATTTTTCTAATAAATTTGAGTTAGGAGAATTTTATGAAGATGGTGTTGCAATATTAGATTGGTTCAAAAGAAAACGTGGACAATATTTTAGTAGAAAGAATGAAGAACTTATAGGTATTGAAGTTCCTATTTATCATCCAGTAGCAGATAATAATGATAAAATTATGATGTTAGGTTATCTTGATATCGTAATGAGAGATAAACGTACTGATAAAATTACTATTATTGATATTAAGACTAGTACAAGAGGGTGGAATAAATATCAAAAAGCAGATAAAAATAAAGTATCTCAATTGGTATTATATAAAAAATATTTCGCAGAACAATATGGATATGATCCAGAAAAGATTGATATCAAATATATGATTGTAAAACGTAAATTAATTGATGGAGCAATGTTTCCACAAAAACGTATTACAGAATTTTCACCAGCGAGCGGTAAGCCAACTAGAAATAAATTAGCAAGATCCATCAATGAATTTGTTAGTTCTAGTTTCAAAGCAGATGGGTCATTTAATTTAGATAGAGAATATCCGGCAGTAGCAGGTAAGAATAATAAAAATTGTAAGTATTGTGAATTCAAAGATCAGCCAGATCTTTGTCCAGCTAAGAATAGAATTAAAGTATGAAAGTAGCGGTAGTAGGAAGTAGAGATTATCAGAATGTAAGAAAGATAAAGGATACTCTTTTTCAACTAAAACAGAAGTTTGGAGATAAATTAATTATTATATCAGGCGGAGCTAAACATGGAGCGGATAAATTTGCAAGAAAATATGCATTAGAATTTGGAATGAGATATAGAGAGTTTAACCCAGCACATACAACAAAAAATTTGTATTCGGCTATGTCAGATGATTATTATGAAAAGCCATATCATGTATCTCAGTTTCATCATAGAAATATGTTGATAGCAAGAGATTGCGATGTTATGATGGCATTTATAGGAAAACATGATTCTTCAAATGGAAGTATGAGTGCAATCAAACAAGCTAAAAAAATGAATAAACCAGTAACAATATTAACATGATAGAAGTATTAGGATGGACAAGTACGGCATTAGTATTATTAGGATATATATTAAATGCTAAAACAAAATTTAAGGCTGCTATGGTAGTATGGATAGTAGGAGATATAGGTTGGATAACATATGATTTTTACATAGATAATATTAGTCATTTAGTTTTAAGTGCAGTAATTATTTCTATAAATTTATATGGAATTTTCAACATAAAACGAATGCAAAAAGGTGTTGTTAAACAGCCAAAAGCATATTTATAATAAAGTTATATAGGGATTTTATATGAATCAAATTAAGTTACCAAAGTTAAAAAAAGTCGATCTGACTAAACCTAAAAAGAAAAAAATTCTATTATTATCAGATGACCTACGAATGCATTCGGGTATAGGTACAATGTCTAAAGAATTTGTCCTAGGAACGGTTGATAAATATGATTGGGTACAATTAGGTGCTGCAGTTAAACATCCAGACCATGGAAAGCAAGTTGATATTTCAGCTGATGTGCAAAAAGAGACGGGCATACAAGATGCATCAGTAAAAATATATGCACATTCAGGATATGGTAATGCTCAAGTATTACAAGAAATAATGAATATAGAAAGGCCTGATGCAATTCTTCATTTTACCGATCCAAGATTTTGGCAATGGTTATATCAGATAGAACATCAAATAAGACAAGTAGTGCCGATAATGTATTACAATATATGGGATGATCTTCCATATCCTCATTGGAATGAACCATATTATGAATCATGTGATTTGTTGATGAACATATCTAAACAAACAAATAATATTGTAAAAAATGTATTACAAAAATTTCCAAAGCCAGATTGGGCAGTACAA